TTTTTACAAGTCCTATCTGTGAATTCAGGATTTTTTCTTTATCGTTCTGACCTTGTATCTTGCCAGCTCTATCACTCATTCCTTTAAGAATATTGAAAGCTTCTTGGTAATCAATTTTGCGATCAATGTAATCATCAACCGCTTTTAATGCAGTCATACCGCAATCATACATTTCATCAGAAAGTTCACTGGGTTTACAGCTTGTCAGCATACAGAGTATTATAAGCAGTGGGATAAATTTTTTCATAAAATATCATCCTTTTCTGTTGATATAGATTATATTACCTTTTCTTCTAACCCTTTTTGATATTTATCATCTTCAAGCATGGTTTCCATTCTACCGATGACCTTTCCCTTGTCGGTATCATCGAGCTGTGTGAATAGATTTACAGCGTCTACGGTATCAGCTCCGTAGACATTTTTTATTTCATTACGCAACTTAGACTCAAGACTTAGTTTTTCAGTATCAAATTTCTCATCAAATTCTGACCAGATATTAGCTGATTGAGGATTATCTGACTTCCCGGTAAGATAGCTCAGATCCACATTGAAGAAATCAGCAATGTTTTCAAGGGTATCAATGCCCGGCTCCCGCTCACCACGTTCGTACATATTGATGCTGCTTTTGGATATTTTCAGACGATCTGCAAGCTCTTGCTGACTCAGACCGTGGACTTTCCTTAATTCCCTTAACCTTAAATGAAATCTTGACATACAATCACCACCTTTCACTATATATTGTACACTTTTTGTGTACCAAAATCAATGTAAAAAATGCACAAAAAGTGTTTATAATATTTGTACACTATAAGTACTTGACTTTTGAGTACAAATAGTGTACAATATAAACATGAGCACAAATAGTGTTCAAGGATGAAGTGAATAACGAATAACAGAAAGAAGGATGTATTATGAAAATGGTAAAAATTATTGTTGATGAATTTATTAAAACAGCAGATAAGCTCAATATAGCTTATGACATTTCCAGCGCAACAGGCAAGGCTTTCATGAGAAACAAGTACATGGAACAGTTTGCGGAAATAATCAAGATCATGAACAAGGTTTCCGACATGGAGCTTGACTGGGAATACGATAGTGTTGAAAAGCATATCGTTTTTGAATACCGCAGAAGCGAGAAAGATGAAAGCGGTAAAGCATTTGCTTTCACTTCTCAGGCTGAAGTTGTTGCAGTTGAATTTTCATGCAGAATTAAAGCTGAATAAATCATGATGCTGACCTATCGGCAAGACGGGAAATAGTGAGGTGAATTATTATGACAAACGCACAGATCAAGAAAAGAGCACAGGAATTATTCACCAAAGCAATGGGGTTTTCCGTACCGCTTGCAAAAATAAGACTTCTGGAAGCGGACATGACCGGAGATTACATCTTCTTTGCAGTTGGTAAAGTTTCATACACATGGCTTAGAAGTAGTAAAGATGTGCTTATCATATATCCTACAACTGAAGAAAGAAACGGCATGGTGCTTCACATGAATGAGAGGTAAAAGATAATGAATGATACTTGCATTTACGATCGTTGGGAAGATTGTTCACATGATTGTCCAAATTGTCCCAGATGTACCGACAATGAACCTGACCCCGATGACATGAGAGATAACTTCAATGGTAGGGAGTGGTAATAATGGATGAAAAGATAAAATGGGACGGTTCGTCCCCTATAGATCATGAAGATCTGATAAAGGATGCTCTGATTGGTGAGAAAGGACTTCTTACCGATCAGGAAAAAATAAAAGCAGTCAGCATTTCATATGGAGATCTGGGAAAGCTTTTGAAAAATGTGCACGGTGTTACTTACGAAGTAGGTCATCACGGAGTGCATTTTATAAGCTGTAATGATAAAACCGTAGTTATGATCGTAAGAAAAAACAGTTATTCTCCCCCAAAGGTTTATGAAATGACATGGAATAAAGCCGCTAAAGCAATCAACAGATGGTTGAAAGCAGAGAGAAATAAGTCAATTTAACGTCAAAGGTGGTGATAAGATGACATTCGGTGAAAAGCTTAGAAAACTCCGTGGAGAAAAAAGTCAAGATGAAATGGCTAAAGAACTTGACATCACGAAATCTTCTCTTGCAATGTACGAGAGGAATGAACGTATTCCCCGTGATGAAGTCAAGGTAAAGATCGCTAAACATTTTGGTGTATCTGTACAGGAACTTTTTTTTAGCTAATGTGAGCACATATAGTGCTTGATTTTTGAAAGGATGAAGTGAAATGGATTTTTCAAATAAGCTTAAACAGCTTATGTCGGAGCTGAGCTTATCACAGACGAAGCTTTCCGCACTTACGGGGATAGGCAAGTCGAGTATAAGTCAGTATCTCTCCGGCAAGAACGAACCGTCAAGGGAACGTAAGAAAGAAATTGCTAAGGCTCTGGGTGTCGATGAAAACTATTTTGAAATATTCAAGGCGGATGCTGCTATTACATATGACAACAGCATTAATCTTTCCGTGAAGATAGCAGCAAGGCTGATGCACAAATCGAAAAGTTTCATCGAACAGGGACTTAAAGACGGTGTTTTCCCGTGGGGATATGCCGTGAAGCTTAAAAACTGGAGTTACTTTATATCAGCTTCAAAGTTTACTGAATACACAGGAATTATAGTTCCGTTTAATATTACTGAAAGTGAGGAGACAGCTAATGAGTGTAAAAGGCTATAAAGTATTTGAACCCGATTGGACTTGTAGAGGTTTTCAGTATAAAGTCGGTGAAACATTCGTTGAAGATGTATCACCTTCCGTCTGCAATCGTGGTTTTCATTTCTGCGAAAAAGCGGTTGATTGCTTCAATTACTATGACTTCAATCCAGAAAACAAGGTTGCAGAAGTGCTTGCTTTGGGTGAAGTTGTTACAGAGGGTAACAAGTCGTGTACGAACAAAATTCAAATTGTTCGTGAAATCCCGTGGACAGAAGTGCTTGAAATCGTGAATACCGGAAAAGGTTGTTCCGGCTATTGCAACAGCGGTGATTGCAACAGCGGTAATCGCAACAGCGGTAATCGCAACAGCGGTGATTGGAACAGCGGTGATTGCAACAGCGGTGATTGCAACAGCGGTGATTGGAACAGCGGTGATTGCAACAGCGGTAATCGCAACAGCGGTAATCGCAACAGCGGTGATTGGAACAGCGGTGATTGCAACAGCGGTGATTGGAACAGCGGTAATCGCAACAGCGGTGATTGGAACAGCGGTAATCGCAACAGCGGTGATTGCAACAGCGGTGATTGCAACAGCGGTAATTGCAACAGCGGTAATCGCAACAGCGGTAATTGCAACAGCGGTAATCGCAACAGCGGTAATTGGAACAGCGGTGATTGCAACAGCGGTAATTGCAACAGCGGTAATCGCAACAGCGGTAATTGCAACAGCGGTGATTGGAACAAATGTGACTTTTCAAACGGCTGCTTTAACACTACAGAACCCAAAATACACCTGTTTAATAAGCCTTCTGAATGGACATACAGAGATTGGCTAAACAGTGCAGCTTGCAGAATACTTAATCGTGTACCAAAAGATGTACTTGAATATATCTTGTGGGAGAATATGAGCGATGAAGAAAAGGAAGCACACTCTGAAGCAGAAATAACGGGTGGTTATCTGAAAGAACTTGATACATCTGAATGTGCTGTTACATGGTGGCGTGGTCTTTCCGATGATGATAAATCAATAGTCACTTCTTTACCGAATTTTGACAAGGATATTTTCAAGGAAATCACCGGGGTTGATGTTGATGAAACTGTTTGAACATCAAATCAAGGCTCTTGAAGATACCAAAGACTTCAACCGATGTGCTTATTACCTTGACATGGGACTGGGTAAGACTTTTGTCGGATCCGAAAAGTTGAAAAGCTTGGAAGGTAAGATAAACCTTGTAGTGTGTCAGAAGTCCAAAATCAAAGATTGGGTTGAACATTTTCAGGAACACTATCAATTTTCAGTTTGGGATATGAGTAATAAGAAGGGTTTTGATGATTTCATCATCAGAGCAAGAACGATCTTGAACGGTGAGAAATTCCCCAATCTGATAGGCGTTATCAATTATGATCTGATTTTCAGGCGTGATATTCTTCTTAAAATTCCCTTTGATACGCTGATGCTCGATGAAAGTTCAATAATTCAGAACGAGCGGGCGAAACGTTCAAAGTGTGTTCTGAAAATGAACCACAAAAACGTTATTCTTCTTTCGGGTACTCCAATAGCAGGGAAATATGAAAAGCTCTGGTCGCAGCTTCACTTACTCGGATGGGATATTTCAAAGAAGCTCTATTACGATCAGTATGTTGAAATGGAGTGGATAGAGGATAAGTCAAGCGGTTTCCGAATACCCAGAGTTGCAGGGTATAAGAACATTGATAGGCTGAAATACAAGCTATCGAAATATGGCGCCATATTTCAGAAGTCGGATGAAGTGCTTGACCTTCCGACTCAGCAGATCATACCGATCAAGTGTGCTGTCCCGAAAGAATATAAAAAGTTCATGAAGGATGAAATCATTACTATTGGTGAACGACAGTTTATAGGGGACACGCTTTTTTCAAAGCGTATGGCTGCACGTATGATATGCGGGTATCTTAACAGGGCACGAATTGAAGCGTTCAGGGACTTGGTATCATCTACGGAAGATAGGCTGATAGTTTTTTATAATTTCAATGAAGAATTGAAACGGCTGATAACGCTTGCAAGTGATATGGAAAGACCGTTTTCGATTGTCAACGGTGACAATAAGGACTTGATGTCTTATGAGGAATATGACAATTCGATAACCTTTATTCAGTATCAGGCAGGAGCTATGGGACTTAATCTTCAGAAAGCCAATAAGGTGATCTATTTTTCATTGACTGACAGATCTGAGTGTTTTGAACAATCCAAAAAGAGAATTCACAGAATTGGACAGGATAGACCATGCTTCTATTATCTGATGATGTGTCCCGGAACGGTAGAAGAAGATATTTTGCATACACTTGAAATGCGAAAGGATTACACAGATGAACTATTCAAAGAATATCAGGAAAGCTACGATAGGTAAACGGATAATACTTTCATGGCTGATAGTTTCCGCTGTATCATTTCTGATAGGTTTTATAATGGGGGTGATAATATGGACACTGTAAAGATGAATTTCACAAAGGATTGGCAGTTCATAGGCTACAATGCCAATTACAAAAACTGCGGTAAGGATATTTCAGCAGTAGCTATGCAGATGCAAGCGACAATGGGTAAGCCCTTTGTCAATCTTGGTAGAAGGACCGTACATGAACGAGCTGTTGAAGCGTTGAAGAGTTACAGCGCATCGAACGCAAGACAGGGATATATGACCCGTGAACAAGCCGAATACGGCAAGAAGGTAAGACCGTTTGTTGTGAAAGAACGGAAAAAGAGTCTTTTTGAAAAGGTGCTTAACTTCTTTACTTATGAGGTTTACGAAGATGAATAAAGACCACTTCAAGAAAGTTCTCAGAAAAGAGAGGAAATAAAACATGGCTGAGGAAAAGAACTTTGAAAAACGGCTGAAAAACTATCTTCATTCGATAGGCGTTTATCCCGCAGGGTTCCCGCTCGATAAAATGTCGGTGCCCATTAAAGGGTGGTATACAAAAATATGGGGTGGTGGTTTCCAGAAGTCAGGTATTCCCGATATGCTATGCTGCATCAATGGGTTTATGGTGGCAATTGAAACAAAGGGTACCAATGGACGTGCTTCAGAGCTTCAGAAGCTGAATGTCGGTCGCATCAATAAAAGCGGTGGTATAGCGATTATCCTCTATCCGCAGGGCTTTGAACAGTTCAAAGAATTATTAACGGGGGTGATGTGTTGCAATTCTCACATTCAAAAGTTGGATGTTTTGAAAAGTGCAAATTCAAGTACAAAATGCAATATCTGGACAGGATAAAGACAGACCCACCTTCAGAGCCGGACAACGCTCTGATCTTGGGAACTGCGCTCCACACAGGTATTGAAAAGGACGTTGAAACGGCTTTGCATGAATACGCTTTCAGCTATCCCATTATCACTGATGAACATATCAATGAAATGATAAAGCTTGAAAAGCTTATTCCGATGGTCAAGGAAGCTATTCCAGAGAAAGGGGAACACGAAGTTAAAATATCCGATGATGATTTTGTTGGTTATATTGACTATCTTGTCTTCTCAGGTAAGGGTGTATGGTTGGATGCTCCCGCCGATGTTTCCGCTGAATGTGAATACTATGATATTTATGATTTTAAGTATTCCAACAATACGGAGCATTACATGGAGTCAGCTCAGCTCCATTTGTACAAGTACTTTTTTGAAAAAACACATCCGGGTAAACGGATAAGAAATTTGTATTTTGTTTTCGTCCCGAAAATCAAGATACGACAGAAGAAAACGGAAACGATCATGACTTTCCGTGAACGATTGGATAAAGAGCTTGAAAAGGCTGCTGTCCGTGTTGTTCCGATTAAGTATGATACAGAAAAGGTAATACAGTTCTTGCTGAGCATGAAAGCTGTATATGACGAAACAGAATTTCCGAAAAACGAAAGCTACTTATGCAGATTTTGTGAATTCGGAGAATATTGCGAGAAAGGGTGTACTTATTTTATGAACTTACCAAAAAATGAGAGAAGAAAAATCGAAAGCATCAATAAGCGTTCGGTGTGGATTTACGGCGCACCTTTCAGTGGAAAGACCACGTTTGCAAATAACTTCCCTGACCCTTTGATGCTCAATACAGACGGCAATATCAAGTTTGTTGATGCTCCGTATGTACCGATCAGAGATGAAGTGAAGGTCGAAGGCAGACAGACAAAGAGAACTCTTGCATGGGAGATATTCAAGGACACGGTTGCAGAGCTTGAAAAGAAGGATAATGACTTCAAAACCATTATCGTTGACCTTCTTGAAGATCTGTATGAACACTGCCGTGTATATATGTACAATGAGATGAACATCACTCACGAAAGTGACGACAGCTTCAGAGCGTGGGACAAGGTAAGAGGTGAATTTCTCCACACCTTAAAGCGACTTATGAACCTTGATTACGAAAATATTATCCTCATTTCCCACGAAGATATGTCTAAGGACGTAACAAAGAAGGGCGGGGATAAGATAACAGCTATAAAGCCCAATATTCAGGACAAGGTTGCAACTAAAGTTGCGGGCATGGTTGACGTTGTGGGTCGTATCATTGCAGACGGTGATGTTCGTACATTCTCATTCAAGTCAAATGAGGTAATTTTCGGCGGTGGACGTTTGAAAGTGACATCAAAGGATATTCCGCTTGATGTGAACGCTCTTTATGAGGTTTATGATGAAGCGAACAAGAATGCTAATGTTGTATTGAGTGCTAAGACAAACGTCAAGGCTACAGAAATGACCACAGAACCCGTCAAGGCGGTTGAAGCGGAAACGGTAAAGGCTGAGGAAGAAACCCCGTCAGCGGTCAGCGTAGACGCTGAAACAGGTGAGGTAATTGAAGAAGCAAAACCTTCTGAGGAAGAACCGCCCTTTGAAACTGATAAGGAAGCAGCTCCGGCAGAGGAAAAGCCACGGAGAAGAAAGAAGCGTGAAGAATGATGGATATGAACTGGCTTGAAAAGGCAATCGAAACTATAAAAAATGGTATATGTGACAAACTGACTAAGGATAATATCACAATATACCGTGTAAAAAACGTTATTCGCATTGATATAAAGGAGAACTAAGAAAATGGCTAATATTTGGGATGAATTTGATAAGAGCATTGACACGGAAGGTCTTGCAGCGGATGTTAAAGAAGCTGCTGAAAACAGCGGTGGGGGCAATTACAAGGAAGTCCCCCACGGTGATTATGAAGTAGCGATCACGAAACTGGAACTGACAAAGGCTAAGAGCAGCGGAAATCCTATGGTTTCCTGTTGGATGAAAATTCTTGAAGGTGAATTCAAGGGTTCTCTGATCTTCATGAACCAAGTTGTTACACAGGGTTTCCAGATACACATAGCAAACGAATTTCTCCGTGCTCTGGTATCGGAGATGGATGAACCTATTGAGGTTGAATTCAAGACATATAAGCAGTACGGCAATATGCTGATGGATATAATGGAAGCTATTGATAAGAATTTCGAGTACAGCGTTAAATACTACGACAACAAAGGATATAACGCTTTCGAGATCAACGAAGTCTACGTCTTAGAATAAACCATAAAGGGATAAGGGACGGAAATCCGTCCCTTGCAAATCCCGCTCATAAGGTGTGAACAATATGCTTTTTTATGATTTTGAGGTTTTTAAATATGATTGGCTCACGGTCATATTTGATACTGATAAACGCAAAGAACACGTTATTATTAACGATGAAAACGCACTTCAACAAGTCTACAACGATAACAAAAATAATATCTGGACGGGTTTCAACGTTCTTCACTACGATCAGTACATCTTGAAAGCGATATTATGCGGATTTGACCCGAAGCGAGTGAATGACCATATTATTGTCAAAGGAAAACCCGGTTGGTCATTTTCTTCACTTCTGCGGCAAGTTTCCCTCATAAGCTATGATGTGATGCTCAATCTGGATAAGGGTTTGAAATGGTTTGAAGGCTCTATGGGGCACAATATCAAGGAAACGTCCGTTCCCTTTGACATTGACCGTAAGCTTACTGACGATGAAATAGCTGAAACGGTGAAATACTGCCGTGAAGATGTGAAAGAAGCAATGGAGCTGTTTTTGCGGCGCAAAGAGGAATTTGAAGGAAGGCTGGGACTGGTAAAGCTTGCTTGCAAGGACTCAGGTCTTGACTTATCTTTGCTTTCCAAAACTAAACCGCAGCTATCAGCATTGATACTGGGAGCGGTCAGACCTACGGACGAATGGGACGATGAATTTGAAATCGACTTTCCCGACACTATGAAAATCGAAAAGTACACAAAAGTCGTTGATTGGTATAAGGACGAAAACAACAGATGTTATGCAAGGCATATTCCCGGCAGGAAAACGCCTGAAAAAACTAAGCTCGATATTGATATTGCGGGTGTTCCTCACACGTTCGCATGGGGCGGAGTTCACGGAGCACTTGAAAATTATCATGGTAAAGGATTTTTTCTAAACATGGATGTTGCATCACTTTATCCATCCTTAATGATACGTTACGGTTTACTATCCCGAAATGTGCGGGATCCTGAAAAGTATACAGAAATCAAAAATGAGAGAATAAGGCTGAAGAAATTACATGACCCGCTGCAAGCGGTGCTTAAAATCGTTCTGAATTCGACTTATGGAGTAATGAAGGATAAGAACAACGCTCTTTATGACCCACGGCAAGCAAACAGGGTTTGTGTGTATGGTCAACTACTGCTGCTTGATCTGATAGAAAAGCTTGAACCGTATGCTGAAGTTATTCAATCAAATACCGATGGTGTTTTAATAAAAATGCCCGAAAATGTTCCGGGCAATCTACTTAATAATGCAGAGGATACATGGTATAGTCTGATAGATGATATAGCTTACGAATGGGAAAAGCGTACAGGTCTACAGCTTGAATTCGATGAATACACGGAGATCTATCAAAAGGACGTGAACAACTATGTTGTTATCGCTGAGGACGGACATTACAAATCCAAAGGTGCTTATGTAAAGGGCTTATCTGATATTGATTACGGTGATTTTCCGATAATCAACGAAGCTCTGATACAGTACATGGTACATAAAATACCGATAGAAACCACAATAATGAACTGCAATGAGCTGAAAAAGTTTCAGTATGTTGCTAAAATTACAAGCAAATATAAATGTATTCTTCATGGTGAGCGGGAAATAAAAGAAAAGTGCATCAGGGTCTTTGCATCCACGCTTCACGATGACAAGGGGGTAAGCAAAGTGTCTGTCAGAACAGGTAAGCCCGAAAAGATTTCCAATTCGCCTGAAAAATGCTTCCTATACAATGAGAATATCAACGGTGTTCCTTGCCCTTCAAAGCTTGATAGACAGTGGTATATCAGAAAAGCAAAAGAACGTCTGGAAAACTTTGGTGTTCATAAATAACAAAGGGGGGGGTACTTTTGTTTTTCAAAGGTTATGTCCTTACAGCTAATAAGCAATGTACCGAAAAGTTCAAAGATAGAAAAAAGTTTAAAACGCTTGAACAGGTCAGCAAATACCCTGAATATGCGGGTATTCTGGATACCAATACGATACTGATAGACATTGACGATGAAAAGCAGTCTGATATCATGTTTGACATCGTACAGAAGGAAAACTTCCGCTGTAGGGTCTATAAGACAACAAGAGGAAAACATTTCCTTTTCAGCAATGCGAGTAAAGCCGTGAAAAAATGCGGTACGCACTTACCGCTTGCAATCGGACTGGAAGCGGATATAAAAATTGGGTCAAAGAATTCCTATGAAGTTCTGAAATTCAATGATGAAGAACGTGAAATTCTTTATGATACCGCAGGGGAAGATGAAAATGCAGATGAACTTCCTCAGATGTTTATTCCGCTCCAAAAGAAAAGCAAATACAAGTTTCACAGCATGGAAAGCGGGGACGGAAGGAACTCAGCGTTCTTCTCTTACATACTCACATTGCAGAATAACGGTTTTTCGGTTGATGAAGCAAGGGACTGCATCAGAGCTATCAATGAATATGTGGTATCGGAACCGCTTACAGCAGATGAACTTGAGGTCATTTTGCGTGATGCTGCGTTTCAGAAACCGAATTTTTTTGAGGGAAGAACATTTCTTTTCAATGACTTTGCTGATTACATCAGAAACAATAATCACATCGTTAAAATTGAAAAGCAGCTCCACATTTATCATGATGGCGTTTACATTGCGGGAGATCAGCCAATTGAGAACGCAATGATAGAAACTATCCCGCAGCTCAGACGGGCGCAAAGATCGGAAGTGCTTTCTTACCTTGATATTATGATACATAGCAATGAACGAGTCGAGGAAGCCAATCTGATAGCATTTGAAAACGGCTTGTATGATCTGATAAGCAATAAGTTAGTTGAATTTTCTCCCGCTAAGATCATCACGAACAAAATTCACTGGAACTATAATTCAAACGCTTATTCTGAAATTGCCGATAAGGTATTGAACAAAATATCGTGCGGCGATATGCAGGTCAGAGCGTTGCTTGAAGAAATCATCGGATATTGCTTTTACCGCAGAAATGAATTGGGAAAAGCCTTTATTCTTACGGGCGACAAGTCGAACGGTAAATCAACATATCTTGCAATGGTGCAGAAGCTTCTGAATTATGATAACATCAGCTCCCTTGATCTGA